TCTTGAAATACCTAACACAGTTGAACCATCGTAAGTACTCCAATCAATTACTATATTGTTTGTATAAGTAGTTCCGCCTAACTCGTCCGTAAAACGATTCGTGTTTCCGAATGGATTGTTGCTTGCTAATGTTGTAAAGGAAGCCCCCCTACCTGCTTCAATGTCGCCATCGTCTCCAGTTCTATAAGACGTTGTTTGACCTGTTTTTAATAACGTTGCACCGACAGGAATCGGTGTGCAAGTAAAGTTCTGAACAGCTGGCCAAGTGTTTGGTGTTCCGTCGCTATCAGTTATTGTAATATCAGGCAATATTAATGTACCTCCAGACGCAACTGTTACATTGTAAGTATCATCACTATTTTTAACAGCAGCGTTAGCACCTGCTCCGCTACAGCTAAAATATTCTTGTGCTACTCCCCAACCTATATCGTTATTACAAGCACCTTCTCCCCATCCTATATCATTTGCCATAATTTAATTTTTTAATATGTTTTACTTAATGTGAAAATATCTGAATAAATACTATTGTTAGCGTTGTTAGTACTAAATTGAGCCGTTATGTCTAAAGTATTATTTATTGTAGTGCTAAACGTTGTTGAGTTAACCGTGTTCCAAGCAAACCCCTCTTGAGTTCCCGAAGCAGCTTTTAAAACGTGAAATTGTGACAAAACAACTATTGAAGCAGTCCCAGCAGCACCTATTGCCCTAACAGTAAAAGTTGTTGTTAAATACCAAACTTGATTAGTAATTGAAGGCATTGTTAACGCTCCCGAACTTCCTAAAGAAACCGAACCCGTTTTTAATCTTATTGTTATCGTGTTTCCGTTTTGTGCGCTCATTAAACCGCCCATATCTAAACGAAAAGAATCCCCAACTTGAAAACTATTTGCAGGAACTGTTAACGAACCTACTCCGCCATCTATTAACGTTAGTTCACTTGTCGTTGCTGTTATCGTAGTGCTGTTTGCTGTTTGAGCAAAAACACGAAAATTAACATTGTTTCCGTTTACTCTTTTAGTAACGTAACCACCCCCTAAAACCTCAGCAATAGGAATTAAGTCAGTTTGTGCTAAACTACTTCCCTTTGCTGTTAGTTCCGATATCTTTACTTTTGCCATTGACCTTATTTAAATAAACGAGTAACTTCTCTATATTTTCCTTTTTTGGTTTGTATGTTTTCATAAAATCCAACCACCGTAATTAATATTATCACTTGGGTAAACGTCTCCTGGTTCGTTTGCGTCGTACTCAGGGAATAATGCAGAATTATTTGTTATGTAGTCTAAATATCTTGAAGTGTATCTATCCGCTAAAGTTTTGTAATATTCACGCAAGTAGTCTACTTCGTTTTTTTCTACGTTTTCCGCATTCTCACTTGAATGTTTATAAACCCCTTTGTTAGCGATTGTATAAGCTGCATTCGGCATATATTCGTACATAGCCCAATAAATCAGCATCCATTTAACGTGACCCTCTAATAAAAATTTGTAATCTTCATTTCCTGCGTCGTTTACCTCGTTATCTTCAATCAGTTGTTTTAATTTGTCAACTAACTTAGTTCCTAAATAATTTTCTATTTGAACGTCTTGAGCAATTTTAATAAACTGAATAAATTTATCGGTGTCTACATTGCCGTTTAAAGCCGTGTAACGAACTATATCATCTCGTGTTATAAAAAGTATTTCAGCCATTATTGAAAACGTTTGTTAGTTGGTAAAAAACCATTGTAGGGCATATCCTTTGGAAGTGTACTAACTTTAGAATCGTTTTTAACTATATACCACGTCTATTGCTTTACCGCTAAAAGTTGCATAAACTCGTTTATTCCAACGATGATGACAATTACCACCACCTTTATAAAACCAAATTGAATAAAGGTCTTTTCCTTCAGGACCCCAACCCTCATTAACTACTTGCGTGTCCATGTTTTTAATATCTTCTTTTCGGTAAATCTTACCTGCTGCAATCATTTTTTTGCAAAACTCACGGCTTTTAGCAGTAGTTTCTCCTGCATAAACATAACGAGTTAAAAATTTTATCCCGTCTATAACCTCATCTTGTTTACTTGTAATGTTTGGTCTTGCGTCACCAGTTGAAACTAAATTTACTATTTTACTTAATAACGATTGTTTAAGACCTTTAGAAAGCGTTTCGTTCTCTTTGTCGTCCGTTTCATAGTCAACACTAAATTCGTCTATTAAAATAGCGTTTTCGGGTTCGTCTTCGCCTAAATCAATTAACGCTTGCGCTATTACTGAATCCTTACTTAACATTGTTCCCGTTTCTTCTGCTGCTTGTTCTTCGGTTTGTACGTTTTCCAAATCCGTAAACTCTAAAGGCTGCAACGTTCTAAAAGCCAATTTAAGCGATATTCCGTTAAAAGCTAATATTCTATCCAATGAAGCTATTAAAAGGTCTTGAAATGGCTTAATAACCATATTATCAAACAATATACTTGAGTTCCTTAGTTCATCAGCATTCGAACTAAACCCATTACCCGAAGCAATACCAAAAAGAAGCGGGGAAGTTACGTTATGACCTAACATAATTTTACGTAAACATTCTTCACTTAAATAAGTGTAATGCTCGGGAGCGTCGTTTAATGGTATATCTTCAACCGTAGTTTTGTTTTCTACATTATCATTAAAACTTACTATTACTTTTCGTCCTTTAGAACCCGTTAACTTTCCTAAAACTTGTTGGCTTATTTCGTCCTGCATTTCGGGGGTAGGGACCCCATTAGAAAAATTCACGATTTTGGTCCCAGAGAAAGAATTCTGCACCTCATTTATTAAATAATTCGACACCTCTTCTTCCAATAGCGCATAGCTTAAAGCACCTTGATAGTCAACGTAACTAAAATACTTCATTCCTAATGAATAGGGTTGAATATAAAGTATTTCTATTTCATCGTTTGAAAAACCAAAAGCACTAATTCGTTTAGGTGGAAACTTTTTAATGTCTTCCCAATTATCAGAATAATAATAAGCCTCTATTTCTCCGTCTTTATTGCACTTTTCAGGCGCTAATAATTGAACTGGAATATGGTAAGTCTTTAAAATCTTTGTATGCGATTTATCGTAATGAACTTGAATAGCGCATTGCCCTAACGCTTTTAATTCAAAACATAACTTTCGTAAGCAGTCTTGATTAAATAAAGTCATCATTTGAGCGTACTCATTCGGCTTTCTATTAGCGTCTAAGGCAAATAACCCACGGCCGTAAATTAAACGGCTTATATTGTTTATAATTGCGTTATTCGTTGTACTGTTTTTGTATCTATCTATAAGAAAATTAAAATATGAGTTCGACTCCCCGTAAGTAACCGAGTCTTCTCGTTTGGATTCTACTACTTGAGGTGGTTCGTATTTCGCTAAATTTATAACGTGAAAATTATTCATAAACTATAAAAGTGTTTGTTGTCGCATTACTTACATATTGACCGTTATTAACTGAGAAACTTACAATAGGTTGGTCGGTGCAAAACACCTTACCCCTAAAAATTAAATCTCCATTGTTAAGTAATTCAACGTTATAAAACCTATTTTCTATTAAAGCGCATTCAACGTTTAAGATTTGGTAATAATCTTTGTCAACCACGCTATCTATATTGATTGTTACTGGGTCGTTTGTGCTATCGTCCGTAAATATTAAAGTGTCGAACGTCGTTGAACGTGGCACGATAACCAATGGTTGAGGGCTTAAAGTTGTTGTTAATACGTTCATACTTTATAAACGTTTGTTTCGTGTTTCTGTTTCTAAAAATGAAAAACCCCACCAATTTAGGCAGGGTTAATCTATGCTTGGAGAAAAGAAAATTCTAAGAATCAACTATTGTTGCTCCGTTCAAAATTGTTGTTGCCAAGTCGCTTTCAGAACTTGTATTTAAGAAATTGGCGGGCAAATTCTCCATGCCCGTAAAAGTCAAAGAATAACCTGAAAAATCACCCATCTGCGCCCCACTCGATACCGTTCCCGCAGTTACGTCGCAACCTCTTTGCAATCCTGCAATAAAGAAATTATTATCTCGTGTTCTTACAATAATGTGAGGTCGTCCGTATGCTAACAATTTAACTGTTTTGTGAGTTTGAACATCTTGCTTTTTTAATTGAACCGTTAAAACTTGCTCAAAAAACGTTGTTCCGTTATCTCTTGAAGTTTGTATTGTTTGCTCAAAAGAGTTAGCCCCTTTCAATTCAAATTTGTAAATAGTTGAAATATTCGCAATATCTGAAATCGTGTCCTCATATCCTGCCGCTATTGAGTAAGTAACGTCACCACCCAATGTTGACGGGTCGGGATTGAAATCTCCAAAGTTCACTATGTAAATTGCGTCTAATCCTGAAACCCCCGATTTGCAAGCTTCTAATCTTCCGTGTGCTATGTCGCAGCTCATATCTTTTTATTTTTTTTATGTTTAACAAAAAAGGGTGGCGTTTATTTCACCACCCTCGATTAATTTATAGTTAGATTAGATTCCGTAAGTAACACAATCTTGAGCAAAACCATATTTAGCATCCGCAGTAAATCGCATAACTACACGAACGTTTTGAGAACCGTCAAGGTCACCCATATCCAAAACTCTTACTTCGTTCAAGTCGCTCATTAATCCTGTAGCGAAGAACAAGTTAGAAGTTTGAGTTAACAATGCTGTGTTAGTTGCAAGACCTGGAGCCAAGAATACTTTAACACCGTCAAAATAAAGGTCGTTTAAAGTTTGGTTAGTTCCTTTGTTATCGTAACCGTTAGCACCTACTCCGTTAGCAGCAAAACCACCCAATGCACGAACGTAAGCTCTATAGATGTTAGAAGAAACGTAAAGTGTCAAATCTTCTTTTCCGTACAATGCAGCAGGTAAAGCGTCAATGATTAAACCTAATTGAGTAACAACGTTAGTAGCGTCTACAGTTGTACCAGCGATTTTTTGACCTGCAGGCAAAGAAGCGTCTACGTCTAATTGTCTCATAATTCCTGAAAATTCACCTGCAGAAGCGTTGTTACCATCCCAAATAACTAATTCCATTTGTTGAGCAACTTTCTCAGCAGCGTGTGCAATTAAGAAGTCAGCAAAAGATTTTGGCAATACGTCAAACGCAGAATAACCCATTTGAACCGCATCCCAATCTGAACGGAAGTCAGTTTTACAAAGTTGTAAGTTAACTTGGAATGTTTCAGGCTGCAAAATTCTTTCAGTCAAAGTAACTGTAGACGTTGGGTCGAAATCACAAGTTCCGTTTTTAATAATTGAGTCAGTAGCTACTCGTTTAATAACTTGCTTATACTTAACGTTAGGCATAATTGTAATTCCGCCTTTTTCTAATGTTGGGCAGCTCAATAAAGCAGCTGCAATGTACTTACCTGCGAACTCGCCAGCGTAAGTAGTTGAAATTGAAGTTGTTGTTGGCATTTTATTTTATTTTAAAATTTATATATTACTTGTTTAGTTTTTCCAAAACTGAGTCCATAATTGAACGAGGTCTTTTAGAAGCAAGTTTTACTCTTTCAATTGGGTTCGTGTTTTCGGGATTAAATGAAATAGGCTTCGGCTCTTCGCTTAATTCTACTTCTTCAACTTTGTTTACTTTAGATAACTCAGCTTTTAAAGTTTCGTTTTCTTTTTTCAATGCTTCGATTTCTGAAAAGAAAGATTCTTTAACTACGCTTTCAATTGTTTTCTTTGGGGCAGGTGCTGTTGTTTCGTTAGCTTCTACTTCTACCTCAACTGTTGGTTCTTCTTCCATTGCTGGCTCCTCTTCCATTTTCTCCTTAACTTCTTTAATCATTCCCTCAACTTCTACGACTAAAATACGTCCGTCTTCCGTTTCGTACTCACCTACAGGAACAGGTATTTTTTGGTCATCTTCCGTAACTACGAAAACTTCCATTTCAGGCTCGAATGCGTCAGCTTCTAAAACTGTTACACCGTCCATTAATTTCATTCGTTCAAGTTTTACTTCCATTCCTAAAAGAACTCGAACTTTGTTTAAGATTTGATTTGTATTCATTTTTGTTATTTATTTTAGTTTATTATCTTCCTACTAAATAGGCATATATTTTTTTAACACTATCTAAATCGTTAAATGCTTTGTCAAATTTTGCATCTACATTTACACCTAAATTTGCAGCTGCTTTTTTATAATCTTCCTTTAAGTTTATGTATTTTGATGCATCAACACCATAAACATCTCTAAATGCAAATATTTCTTTATCAAGTCTTGAACCTTCATCTTTAATAGCTTTTGTTGCTTGAATTATTTTTGCAAACTCTTTTTCTAAATCTTGAATTAACCCTAATTCAACTTCGTGTTTAGCTAATTGAGTTTCCTCTTTAAATAGTTTATTATAAACTGTCTTTCTTGTGTTCATAGTTATGTTTTAAACGATTAATAAATTATGCTGTTACTTTTTTATCCATTTTGACGTATTGTTGTCCTTACTCCATTTACGTCAGTTGTCGTTACTTGTTGAGGTGTTACACTCGCTGTTTTACCAATTCCTTGAGCGTGTAAAGTTCCGTCACAACATTTTTTTGAGTAAGTGTTATCCTCACATAAACAACCACGTCTGCCACCTTTTGGGCTTGCTTTGCTAACTGTTCTTTCTGCCATTTTAGTTTATTTAAATTGTTGGTTTTTGCAAAGTATTTACATATTTAAGGTAAGCGTTTGCGTCATTTTGTATTCTTGAAGAAAGTGTGTTAGAAGATTGTAAACCGCTTAAATCAACTAATTCATTAATATTTATATTTATACCTAATTCACTTTTAGCTTCATTAACTTTTTTAGTTACTATTTCTATTTCAGAACTTACTAAATCTTCTTGTTTTCTTAATTCTTGTGCTATTTGCGAAACGCCTTGAGATTGTCCTTTTAATTGATTTATTGTTTTTTCTATTTCTCTAATAGCAGTATAATAATTATCTAAATCTTTCCCCGATTGTGAAATTAAAGAAGTATATTTTTTTAATTCAACTTTCAATTTATCTGCAATAGCTAATTCAACTTCGTGTTTACCTAACTTTACCTCGTTAGCGTTTTGCTCCATTTTAGCAATCTTCTTAAAAATGTCGTTTAACTTGTTCATTTTAGTAATTCTTTTAGTTTATTAATTATTTCTTGTTTTTCGTCTTTCTCTTGGCTCATTTCGTATTTATCAGCAAAGTAACCCTCTATTGAAAAGCCTTTAACTTTACCTGCTTTAACATCGTTCCAAATATCTTCGTTGTTTACTTTCATTGAAATCATCCAAGTTCCTTTAGGTAGGTTAAATCCGTACTCTTTAGATTTGTCCATTTCAGGGTTATCAATTACCCAACTTTCAACAACACTCATTCCGTTTAACTTTTCTTTGTGTTCTAACGTAGCATTGTTTTGATTAGAACGCATTAAGAACAATTCAGAAGCCTTTTTAATAGTGTCCTCACTGAAATAAATGTAATATCCGTTTCCGTCTTTATCCGCTCTTAAAATTTGTTTGTTAGGAACTAAGGCAGCACCCATTAAAATTTTCTTTTCGGTATCTACTTCTTTAAGTTCGATTTCGTGTTTTGAAAGGGCTATAAAGTTTTCTTCGATTGCTGGAGAATGAACAACGCTAACTGCGTGTATTCCTGTTTGTAAATCGTTCTCGTCAATGATTAACTCGATTATTTTCTTATCCATAATTTTTAAACGTTATAATGTTGCATTTTGTAACCTATTTCTTTCAAGGCTTAATCCGTTTGCTACGTCACCACTTACTACATATGCTCGTGTTGGTTGCTGTTGGATTTGTGCTAATTGATTAACTCCCGAACTTCCGATAACATTAAAATTAGGAGTCATTACAGCACCACCACCACCTGCAGGCGCACCACCACCACC